ATTTACCGCAAAACTCGATGCAGTAGCTTTCAAGATTTTCAGCGACAATGTCCGGCACTGAATATAAATAGCTGTCACTGTCAGCGCTGATAATGATCTCTTTCATGGACTTGTTCTCCACAAATTTCAGGTTGCCGGGGTGGCTTATCCCATAGTTGTCCATATCATGGCGCCGGTGTATTAACAAGATGTGTCCTTTTTAGTTTGAAGGCTGTCGTAGGCGCTGTTCCGGGCAGCGCAGAGGGAATGCGCCATAAGACGATGTGCAGCCGGGAGAGAGAAGAGCGAAGAGCGTTTTTTTCTCGCGGGAGCAGTCCATGGGGTTTGCCATAAAAAAAAAGCCCCTTACCTGGTGGGGGGCTGATTTTTCTGGTGCGCCCGGCGTGAGTCGAACACGCGGCCTACAGCTTAGGAGGATTACCTGTATACTTATAACATGTTGTAACTATTAAATTTTTTAACACTAGCCCCGCGTTTTTCGTGCTGTTATGTGCCAGATATGGCTATATTTTACGGCGGGCGGTGTGCCGGATTATGTGCCTAATTGAAGGATATTGAAGCGGCAGCTGGAGCGTAACAAAAAAATGAAACAACTATTTAATCAAAATTGTTTATAAAAATCTAGTTGTTTTTTCGTCTTTTCGTACTTATTTTAGCGTCAAGGAGGTTCCGTATGCCAGACATCATCAAGTTCTTCACGTCTGACTTAGACGCTCTCCTTTTCTCAAAGGAAAAACACGAACAATCATCTGGCTATGGGCGTCGTATGCCAAGAACGGCGGATGAAGCATGGCGACGCGATATGCAAAGCATTGGCAACGACATGAAAAAGGCTATGGGAACCGTCGCGAGGAGGAAACCATGCAAAAATCAGCTCGGATAACCCTTGCTTTTTTTACTGCTCTGGGGTCAATTTTGTTGATTTCCCCTCGCTCCACAAAGGCAAGGGATAGGGCAACTACTCCCGAACCAGCCACGCCGGTCAATTCATTGGCAAGCTACTTTGAATCCACATGGGGGTATCTTGAACATGGCATCAAAGCCTCCCACACCAACGCAACAATCCTCCCAGGACATTCGGCGCGTTGAACAACGCGTGGAACAACAGGTTATATATCAGGGCCCTATACCCCCTCCGGCTATTGTTGAACAGCTCGATCATATCCTGCCTGGCGCCGCGAATAGAATTTTTGTCATGGCGGAAAAAGAGCAAGATCGAAATATTCGTGGACAAAATGAAGCCAATGCCAGGTTAGCCAAGGCACAGAATGACGAACACTGTGAGAACATGTGTGCCTTATGGATGGCATTTATTCTGTGTCTCGTATTCTGTGGTTGCGGAGTGTTGCTTATGCTGAAAGGGTATGAAAAATGGGGGGGGACGCTTCTGGGGATAACCACAATAAGCGTCGTTGCGTCGTTCTTGAAAGGCCACTTCAAGAAAAAATAATAGGTATCCACTTCACCCCCCTAAGCCCCCTTACGAGGGGGCTTTTTTTGTTTTTTGGATTCAAATCAAAAAAGTTACAGAACGGGCTTGTTGTTTGCGTCCTGCGCCATTGCTTCCACCTTCTCTTCTGCTTTTTTCTGCACGCCGAAGGCGATTTTCCGCGCGAGAGCCGGTACTGGCAAGCCGAGATTTTCCATGTGTCTGATGATCGACAATGCTTCACAGGACATCAAGTAGGACATGAAAAAGTCCTGAATATGAATATTGGCGCCCACTGCCGTGTTAATTCCCGCTGAAATAAACATTACGAGCAGGATCGTCACGGAGTAGGAAAAGAATTTTCCGATACCGCGTGAAAGTCGGTGCGGACTGTATGTCCCGCTCATGATCGAATCAGAAAGTCCGAAGACAACATCTACGCACATCATTGAGAAGACACACGCCAACAAGAAAGAGTCCCCGGCGCTGACGGAAGAATAAAACCCGCCGATGAGACTAAAAAGCGATTTTATCTGCCAGTTTTGCAAACAGGAACGCACCGTTTCTGACATTACAACCAGCATTCCCTCATCCGTATTCATTTCTTTTCTTCTCCCCCTTCCGCAAGGGCATCTTCAGACGCCGTCCACGTTTTCAGCGCATCGAGCTGTGCGTTAGCCCGCCGCAAAGCGTCAACCGCATCCAAGTACGCGTCTGCCAACTCCCCATTTGTCGTCGCTACAAACTCAGGAACCGGCACTGGAGCCATCAGTTCAGCGGGCGGCAGGAGGCGGACTGTCTTTGTCTGGACTGCCATGTGCGAACTGCCGCAGCCCGTCAGCAAAATCGGCAGGCAAAGGGGTATCCATCCAGTCACGCACAGCATCGCTTTCCCGGCTCTTCGCGGCAAGCGTTTTGCGCACTGCATCCAGCGACTTACTGATTTCAGCGGTTTTCCTGGCATAATCGGCATAGGTTCTTTCCAGCGTTTCTCTTTCTGTTTTCAGCGTTGCGATTGTTGCGAGGTTGGCCTTGTTCGCGGTCTCAAGCGTCGCAACGGCTGCCTCAGCTTTCTCGAGTTGCGCACCCAGCATCTTTATTCTGACGCCCAGGAAGGCGACAAGAAGCAGAATCCCGATGCCCACGGCAAGCTGCACTTTCCCGTTTAGCATTTTTCGTCCCACCGCACCGAAAGTTCAAATTGTGCACCCTGCGTGAACTCGTGCAGCGTCTTAAGCGCGTGTCTGCTTTCAAGGACGGCTTTCTGACCGTACAGCTCGCCGCGTGACATGCCCACTAGCAGGCATCCCTCAACGTCAGCTTTGAACCCCTTTTCCGTGTCTCCCGCAACGTTGCCGGCGTGGATAAGGATGCCGGAGCGGCCTGGAACGCCCATAACCTCGTATACAAGCCCGAACCGCTTTGATTGCGTCTGTGCACAAAAATACGAACCGGCTGGGATGCATGACACGTTGCGGCGATTGTCCTTCCACGGAAGCTCGATTGTCTGGAGCTCAAGCGATGCCCCTTCACCGTTAAAAATTGTCAGCACCCCAAATGTCCCCTGCATGTCGCTTTTTCCGCGTATCAATGTGGCCATGAACATGGCTTGTATCCCCCCTTCGTCCTTCTAAACGTAAATCTCATCAAGTTTGATGGAATATTCCTGAGTAACGCTATGCGATATGACACGTATTTGGTTGTTATTTTGATAGTTTATATTAAGGATAATGACACCGGCGTCTGTCAATGTGGTATGAGGTATCACGTTGGAGATCTCATATGCCAGATGGAGATGACAGTCCGCTGCGTGGGAAATCGGAATAATCGTAGGCGTGTTTTGAGGGATGCTCAATCTGTCGTTAAAAACCGTGGCTACTTTTGGCACAATGTACCGTGTTCCCCAAATGAGTGTGTCGTTATCCGCGTTGCCTTCAAGATTGACGTACTCACCGCTCCCGTCAGTCTTATATGCCGAGAGGAAAAACATCCCGTTTTCGCCGCCGGCTCCAGTAGCCCCGCGCAAAGTAAGCCGAGCTCCGGTGTTGGAAGATGTGCCGCCGAAAAACCGTAAAGCATCCACGCCGGCGCCCGCAATGATGGCGGGGTTGGCATTACATACGATTGTTCCCGACATCGTCCCGCCAGCTTTTTGCAGAGGATCAAAAATCTGCCAATACGGTATTCCGCCCAGGGATGTGGGATCTTTTGCACCGATGAATCCACCGCCTGAAGGTACTTTTGGCCCTGACGCGGCTATTGCGACATATTCCTTATTGTTGCTTCCAATGACATGAGCACCAACAAAATAATCCATGTCAGAGGACCACTGATACAAATTGCCGCTTTGCAGCCAAACAAGATGTTCAGATAAGGCTTTCAAAACTCCATTGAAGTCCTCCCTCGCAGGAGGGAAACCGCCAGAAGCAAGCGGAGTAGCCGTAATGGGAGGAAAACCGAGATTCCAACTCGCTGCGGCGGATGTATCCGGAGTTGCCATCGTTTCAGGGATAGTATTGGCATTTCCTGAATCGGCGAAAGGCTTGGGTATCAATGTTGGCTGTGTAATCATGAAAGCTCCTTACGTTTTAGGAAATTTTGATGATCGGATACGGGTTAAAAACGCCTTGGTTAAAAGGTTGAAGTCCGCTACCCGCAAAGCCAAAAACCTCTTCTGGCTTGATTTGAAAGAAACTGAAACCAACGCCAGCGCCGCGGTTCAGCAGGCTGTATTTGTTCAGCATCGCGAGTTCAAATGACGTGAGCAGGAAAAGAAAGACAGCGCGGATCTCCATTGTTCCGGTTTCGATGACAAAACACTGCCCATTTGTTTCCCCGTGAATTGATGTCATCAGGAGATTCAGGAGATTATTCAGGCTTTCCATGGTGGACGAACTGATATTGCCCATGGCTTTATAAAAAATCAGTTCACGGAAAACCTGGTCCGCGAGTTCGTACACGCCGCTGTCGCCGGCACTGTTCCAGAACGGCGCCTGATTAAATGGCAAGAGGTCGGATAAGGCAAAGCCAAAAAATTCTGTGTTCTGTATCTTAATTTCACGGTTTGCCCCGACAATCCGGCCCCAGATATCAAGCCCGACGCCTTCCGCGGTTTCAGGGTCGAAAATTTTTTCAAAAAAAAGCTGTATTTCCGGCAGGGGTTCAATCTGCCTGGCCATTGCCTGCAAAAGCGCTTGAATGCGCGGCGAGGCGGCATACTGTGATTGTATGCTTTCCTGCGAATCGATTTCAACAAGCGCTTCAGGCGGAGTCTGATATTTTGGTTCGGCCATAAAAAGCCCCTTCATCAATTAATGACAACCGTCACATCAGCCGTTGTCATCACGGGTTCGACATCACCGGGGATGTCGATGGAGGTTCCGGCGGCGCCAGAGCCCAGCGCAATAGTTATACCCTCAAGAGTTGCTACCCCAGCCGTTTTAATGACGGCCATGGAAAAACGACTCGCGTATACGGTTGCGGCAAGGCCTACGCGGGTATTTTTTGAGTTCAGATCCTCGCCGAGGAAATCTTTGACGACTGCGTTTTGAATACGGTCTTCCACATCGGAAGGCAGATTCCCGTCATCGTTGACGGTCACGACGACTTTCACATTTGTTTCGGTTGGCCGGACGATATTGTAATTATAAACGGCATTATTGAAATCTGTTGCAACATACGAAATGGCCGTGCTACCGACCGTTCCGCATCCGCCATCCTTTTTCATATAAATAGTCTCGGCGATCTCGTTATTGTCTCCGCCGTAGATGCAAATGGCCACGCTGTGGCCAGCTATGGATACGCCATTTTTGGTTACTGTTGCGTTCGTGTCGTTTTCAAGGACTCGGCAATCAATAACACCCTCAAGACTGCACAATGCCCCCTGCAATGCTGCGGCACTTCCATGTGCATTTGCGGACACACATGCGAACCTCCGGGCTTCAAAATCGACCTGCGATTCAACAAGGCGTCCCGTCACGCCGTCAGAGGAATTCGTAACGGTATCCCATCCGGGAATCACCGTAATGATTGTCTGGATCGCATTGGATGCGCATTGTATTGGACCAGCCTCCATGCATTCGAAGAGGGCATTGGCTATACCGTCTACCCCGATCGTGACGGGATCAACACAGGCATATTCGATACCGTCAACGTCCATGACAACGGCGCCGGCAGGAATAACCGTGCCTGAGAGGCCGGTCACCTGGCATGTCACAAGCGTGTGCTGGGAAATTTTTCGGTCAATGAAATAAATTTTGGCCAGCGCATCCTGCCATATACCCTCGCTCGAAAGCGGGTTGAACATGTTCGCCAAGAAAAGCAGATCCGCATTGGCCTGCGCGAGATAGGCTGTGATGCTGTCAATGCACTGCCCAGCCGGCGTTGCGGATTCAGTATCAAGGGCAGGGGAACCGTCACCCGTGTTAAAGGCATTCACCCAAGCGGCCGCAACGGCATCCCGAATTGTTGCGGTTGAAGGCGCCACAAGGCCAACAGAAGGTTCAAAGTTCAACAGTGCCATTTTCATTCTCCACGCTACTGAAACTGATGTTGCCGGTCAATTTTCGCGTTTCCGTATCAAGGCTTTCCAGCTCAATATTTTTGATTTCAGCGACATCTTCAACCCGCAAAGCCGCTTCCCTGAGCCGCGCCGCGATCAAAGATGTCGAAACTTTTTTGCCAAGGGCAATCATGTAGTAGGGGATGCCCCGTTCCTGTGCGAAATAGGCATCCTCTGTGAAAAGCCGGCATTCATTCGCAACATTCTGGGCAGTTGCATACGCACCGACAGACACGGCAATATGCCCGTTCGTATCTGTGCAGATGTCCCAGTTGTCATTGAGCAGAAGGGTTTTCCGTGTATGCGGCATTTTTTTCTCTCTCCAATCTACTGCGGTTCCCCGGTTGTTGAAGATCCGGGATACACGCCTGGATGGACGTGTTTGGAAACGCTGATTCCCCTAGCCGTCAAATCATCCGTAACGGTCACTTTTCCTGTGATGTTTGTCTGTGGCGCGTTAATTGTCACGCTGTCAGCCGCTTCAATGGTGACTTTGGCCGGAGTTTTGACATGGATGTTGTTGCTCACGGGATCGAGATGGATGAAAACCTGCGGCGCGACGCCCATGAACCCGCCGAGATAAAATCCATCCGCCATATCGAAACAGCGAAAGCTCCCAGCCTGGGCAGGATCCGTTTTTCCGGAAGATACATTTGAGCAATCCTGCTGTGCAAAAATGGCAAGCCCGATATCACCAGGCTGCGGATCCAGCACAATGGCAGCATCTCCCGCCTGGATTCTGAAAAATGGCAGCTTTGGTAAAGATGCCGGCAAAAGTGATTTTCCGTCCGCCCCTCGTTGCATGACAAGAGGCGTCGCGGAAACGAAACCTGCAGACCCATTCGGGCCAGGAGCAGTACATGAATCAACGCGCACAGGGATAGCTGTGTTCACAAGCCCTTTGATGATGTTCTCCACCAAAAAGCTGATCGCGTTGACCGGCGAAGCTCCAGTATTCAGCCGGCGGTTGCTTGTGTATGAGGTTTCATCTGCCATTTGTGAACATCCTATTTTTCAACTGGTGACGCCGAAATTTCCGAAAACCACGGCCCGACATCCGGCAGATTGGCGGAAAGCGTGTGCGCGAGCCGGCTGATTTTCCAAGTCCCATCCGCGCCAGGAACGATGCTTTTGACTTCAACAAGACCGCCAAGCTCAAGATCCGGGTTGTAAATACAGCGCACAACGATTCCATCGTTTGTAAACGTAGGATATCCGAGCATGCCCGTATCAGCGGAAAGTAGCACGGCGTTTCCGCTGCGGCCCTTGTCAAACGGCATCAAAACCATCCTGTTGTCATCGATAAGCAGTTCAGCTCCGACCTGATCCGCGACGGCCTTGGCCTTTTCAATCGGGGAACCGTTGAACACGGCGTTTTTCACGCTTGACGTGACACCTTTATTCTCAAAGGAATAGCCTATTTCCGCCGCGAACTGACTGATCAGCTGCTCCGCGGTGGTGGGCCCAGCCACTGACACGGGCGGCGACGCTTTGAGCGCCGGATAGGAACCGGCCGCCGCCTCGATGTCCATCTTGATTGTCGGCGCCATACTGTAATCGGCAAAAGCGGTTGTGATTTCACCCGCAAAGCACAAATCCAGACCGGAATCGTCGCCGGCATAGACGGCAACAAGGTTTTTCTGGGTTTTGAGCGGATGAAAAGCCAGTGTCGTCATCTGCCGCATATCATCCGGGAGCATGTTATAAATTGAGATCCTCGCGCTGTTCTTGTCCGGGAGGCCAGGCTTTTCTATCTGACATTCCATAGCCAGCAGTTCAAAGCTCTTGGCGTTGTTCTTACCATCAAATGTGCCTTCGCCAAGCGTGACGTCAACGCGCATTTTCTTGATTGTGAAGCTCTTTGCCATGGTTATATGCCTTGCTCAATCGCGAGTTCTGCGGCGACGCTTTCCGGCGTCTCCCCATCCGTGAAATAGGCAAGCCGCCAGCGGGCGCCCAGCCCCTCCCATTGCGGAGGGTAGTCCTGTCCCAGCGTGTCAAAAAAGTACAGTTTTCCAGAAAAGAGTGTGGACAGGGATTGATTAATCGCCTGTCTTGCCTGGCAAATGGCACCGCAAAAAATATCATTTGAATCAACGGCCAGATCCATGTAGCAGCGTCCAAAACGCCAGTAGACATGAATCGTGCAATTCTGGCCATCAAGGACAATATTCAGCCGCTGGGCTGGAAGAGCCTGCAAAGGTATTTCGATCATGCCGCATTCCCTTTTCCGCTGAGTACGGAATTGTACGGCTTCCATTGCCGTCCTTGCGTTTTACCGGTGTGTTGCGTGCTGACGTCACTTTTGTTTTTGGCGTTCCCTTTACTGATAGTCGTTCCTTTTTCTGTCGTTTCCGTTCTGGCCGCAGTTTCAACCTGCCTGACTTCGGTCAATGTGATTTCTACAACCAGCATGCCAGCACCGCCTGAGTCGTCGCGGCGGTAGCTGTAGGCCGTGATGTTCAGATCCTTGTATTCTGAGGCCGGAGTTACGAGTGAAACGAGGTCCGTCCCGTCTGCAAGCTCATCCAGCGTTGAAAGGATGGCCTGCTGCGCCATGTATGGCAGCATGCTTGCAAGCGTCACCCGGATTTCGTGCGGGGAGTGCTGTTTGTTGTAGGTCGCGAAGCTGCCGTTTTCGATGGGTTCGAAGGACACCCCGTTTTCATTCTTGAATTCCATGCCGAGAAAAGTATCGAAGGCGAGCGCGGAGCCTCCGCTTTCAGAAAGGATTTCCCAGGTTGGAGCCATGCTGAAAAATTCGATGATCATTTCTGCACCGTCCCCGTTTGCGAAGCCGAGACAAGAGAACCGAAGGCATTTTTCTGGATGGCAGGTCCGATGCTCCGCGCAATAGCCGGGGCATCGGTCGCCTGTGTCTGAACCGTGACATTGCCAACCCTGACGTCGGTCCTGTTATTGGTTGTCGTCTGGACGTTGCTTGTGTTGTTGACAACACCGGGCATATCTGCGGGCGTAGCGGGGATATCCAGCAAAGCGCCGTCCGCCCAGTCCTGCAAATCCTCGGAAAACGCATCAACGCGCGATAGTACAGCGTCAATCCATGCTGGCTTTCCAGCGTCGCGTGGCCGCGTTTCTTTCGCAGCGTTTCCCGACTCCATGGCCTCGATTCCGTCATCCTCAAGAACACCAACACGCGCGGCATATTCCTCAATCGTTTCGTCGGGTCGACGAGCGATTGATTGTTGCATCTGCGCAACCTGCTGCGGAGTCTTCTCCGTTTTCTGTTCCTCTCCGCCGATAAGCCGCTTTACCCAGTCAGGCAGGAGGTTTTTCAGCCAGTCCTTAATGCGTGAGAACATATTTCCAAAAGCATTCAGCAGATCATCAATGAGTCCTTTGAACCATTCCTTTGTTGTTTCCCAGCTTGCCTTGAGCCGTTCAATGGCGGAGTCTTTGTCAACGCCTTCACCCGTTACGGCGTCCCAGAGATCCCAGAAAAATTCGACTGCCCCCCGGAGCGTGTCTCGGATTCCTTCAATGGTTTCCCTGGTCATGCCGAATTTCAGCATGATTTTTTCAAGGACAGATTCACCGCCGGAAATAAAAGCCCAAAGCTCATCAGCCGCGATCGCCAATGCCGTAATCGCAGCAATGACCGGGAGGAGCGGGACAAGAATGGCCGCGATTCGAATCATCACGGCATTGAGCAATGGCAGGAGTTTGATGATCGCGGGGATCATCTTGGCTGTGACCGCCGCCGCGATTATGCCTATGGCGGATCCAACAAAGGCTTGATGCTGTCTGAAAAACGAGATCACGTTGACAATTTTATCCGTGAGCCAGGAGAGGGCAGGCACCACGATACGCATAATCACGGCCGCGACAGACTGCACAATCTGTGCCAAATCAGCCATAATGTCGTTGAATTGCGCGGCTATTTCCGCATCTTCCTGCGTATAGTTCCCGAGCATTCGCTGCCGAGCTATCAAATCGTCAATGCTTTTGCGGCCGCTCTGCAATAACATGATTGTGCCCTGGTCAATGCCAAGGCGCTGAGCAAGGCCAGCGAATTCAGCTTTCCCCATCCCTTCAGCTTTTTCAGCGAGTTCAGAAAGCACAACAAAGGTATCGCGCGTTTTCCCGCCGGCGTCTTTCACCGCGATGCCGAGTTGCTCAAAGATGACTTTGGCTCGGCCTTGTCCGGTTGACGCGAGGACATTGATCTGCGAGTTCAGGCCGCGAATGGTTGCATTGAAGGCCTGCGCTGAGCCCCCAGCGCGTTTCGCAGCGCCTCCCCATGCCTGCAGCATCTCAACATCCAGCCCGAGTTGACCGGCCAGTTTTCCAATCGCGTCGGCTTGAGAAGTGAATTGCGAGACCATCGCGCCAAACGCCAGTCCGCCGGCGAGCGGGGCAAAAAGCGTTTTCAGTTGGCCAAGTACCGTTTGAGCCGGCGCTGTCAGATTGTTCGCGAGATTTTTCCCAGTCTGTTTGCTTAAACTTTCAGAGCTGGCTAAACCCTCTTTGAACTTTGAGCTGTCCAGCCCAAGCGCAATCAGCATGGAATCAAGAACGCCATTAGGCATTGTTTCTCTCTTCGGCGCTTTTCACCGCGCACCATTCGTTATAGCCGTTCACAATGGCAATCTCGCAGAGATTCAGCATGTCCTCGTACCCATATACCGTTTGAAGCTCTCTCAATGTTGCAAGACCGGAAGAAAGAACAATCGCCAGACGTTGGCTCACATTTTCCGTACGGGCGAGCCCGTGGATCTTTGATTGAGCGAAACGGTATTCTTCTGCTCTGGGGAGCCTGACGGGTTCGCGCCGCCGAAAAAATCGAGGTTTACCTTGAGCGCCTCAAGCCGCAACTGGAAGATTGTCTTCACGTCCTCGATATAGGCAATGGCGCTTTCCGGCGTCACCTGCTCAAGCGTCTTATCGATGACGCGGTAGCAGCACATCAGCATCTCATCCAGCAGCGGTTTCGCTTTGCTGTAGTCGATTTTTGCCAGCGCGCCTAATCCGTTGCTGCGGAGGTACCGTCCGATCCCCTCAATACCGCCGTCAGCGGGGATGTCCGCACCGCTTTCCGCAAGGCACATAATTGCCCGGATTATCCACGATTCAAGCGACACAGCATCCATTTCGCGGATCTTGAACGTGAGCTGCTTGCCACGGTCCTCAAATGTCACCAGCTTTTCCTTGCGCATAGAATTCTGCCTCCGTTTCCAGCATGTTAGTATTCGATTACCTGCATATCCGCGAACACGAACCGCCATGTCGTCGGATCAAGAATCCGTTTAGGATTCGGAATTGCATTTGTCGATTTCAGCGTGCCATTGGACCACGTGATGATCCTCCGGATGCTGGGGATGGTCGCGACCAGCGTACAGTTATAGATTGTGCGATTAGCATCCATGGCCCGCTGCAACATCTGCATGTACGCAAGCGACGGGCTGCAGGCCTCAAGATTGACGGTTACCGATTTAACGGAGGGGACCCATCCGACGGCAAGATTGCCGTCAACGCCCATCCGTTCTTCCGTCACCGTCAGCTCATCCTGCGCGAAAATCTGATCCGTCGAAAACATTTCCAGCGCGACGCCAACCGGGATGACTGTTTCGACAGTCAGCACCAGACTGGCATTTGCGGAAGTAATGTTGCCCATATTTGCCATTTTTTTACTCCTTTCCGGGTTAGACGAGCAGGGTTGAGGCTATTTCAAGACGGTTGATAGAACCGCCGTACACATACCACAGCGAAACGTTCGGAGTGTCTCGGGTTGTGCGGACAGCGGCGCCAGCGTCCTGAACCTGCAGGAAAAAGCCTTCGTTTTCGAGGTTGCTGGTGATATCCTGGCCCGCTTCGCGAATAACTTCAGCCTTCTGTGATTCGGATAAGACAACCCCCGGATCGATGACGCCGTTCCGGCGGGCCCGGTTGATCGGGTCCATCAGCCAAGACCGGACAAGGGCATAGCCATCTTCATTGTACGGCACACGAGGGCTGTTTGCGAAGCCGGTCATGCATGCCACCTGCATAGCATTGTTCAGCCAGATCGCGTTGATGAAGGGGTCGATGAAATTGTATTGGCCAAACATGCTGCCATTATACAACCAGACGAAATTATCGTTTCTGGTCGCATAATTCCCATAGAAATTGCATGTCTTTCCGAGCAGGGTGCTGGCATCGGTCGCATTCTCAACCGTAGCGGACAGCCAGGCCTGAGATTTGAAAGCGAAATTGATGGTCCCCTGAACCCGTTCCCAGTCAATGGAAGCCGCTGTGCCCATGATGAATGCGGCGTATTTTACATCGCCGTAGACAAGCGTGGTCGCGCCGGCTTCGGCCTGATCCAGCAGGTATGCAATGCTGGAAGAATCGCTCTGGCTGAGAAGCTGTGAATCCGTATCCCAGCAGACATAAAGGTATTCTGTCCCTTGCGAAGAAGCCCAGCCGGAAAGCGCGAGCATTTCGTCATCGGAAGCCCCGGCATAGAGATGCGTGAACGTAGCCCAATTTTCCGTCACTTCACGAATTGCGGACATGTTTTCGGCGACAGTAAGCGCGTCAAGGCCGGGAGAAAGCACAGCTCCACCGGCCTGTGTGAGCAGCAGAGCGTCTGCAATATCGCCAGATCCAAATCCGGCAAGGGCGTCAGATCCAGTTTCATCGCTGGTGATCGTAAAGGACTTTGTCAGGCTGGAATAGGTCACGGTGGGAGGATTGGCATCTCCAGAAAAAGCCGTGGTCAGGATTGACGCGACGTCAGAAAGGCTTGTTGCAGCGGTCAAAGAAACGCTGGAAACGCTGTGCACGTTTTCCCCAATCTGAATGCTTAATGCCCCGCTGGCGATAGCCTGGAGGTCTGCGAGAGTTCCAGAAAAGGCCCCACCACGAACAAAAGCGGCAGAGGCGGAATCGATTCGGCGGCCAAAGACGACATTGCGCGGCTTTTTGAAGCTGTTCGCATAACCTGCGAAATAGACGCTGGCAGCGGCATATTCATCGGAAGCCATGCCGAAATACGTTCCGACATCTTCGGCATTGGCAAAGCTCAGTGCAATGCTGGATGTCGGGATAAGGGCATTGCTCGTAAGAAACAGTCCATTCATCACGAGGTCTGTTCCGCCGGCCTGAATAACGCGCGGGTTGATTCGCACGATCTGACTTGCGGGAATGCTCATTGTCTTTATTCTCCTTCTGTTTTGTTTGGAACGGGATGATGCACATCCACATTTTCAAGATAAAGATTCACATTGCTGAAGAAATCGATTGGAACTTCCGCAGACGTCCATCCAGAAAGATGAAGTGTCACGGAGTACCTGGCTACCCATTGCTCCGCCTCATTCTGAAAAGGCATTGGCCGCAGGCCTTCCGCATAGCAGGCGGAAAAACCATGCTGCTCATAGAAAACAGTCGCGATCCTGTCTCTTGTCAGCATTTCGAGTATTTCAGCGCGTTGCCGTGCTGTTTCCTCTCCTGCCTGCGGATAGGCGCAACAGAAATCCGCCTGAACCATGTGTTCAGCCATGCGGGAAACAGAATTCAGAAGCCCATCGTCTTTCGTTGGGATGTATTGATGAACGTTTGTCCCATGCCGTTCGCTGGAAAGAAGCGTGATGACAACGTATTCCTGTATATCAGCTGGAAGAGCTGAAACAGCATTCTGCCAGCCCCTCACAATCTGGTTTTGCGCGAGAGCCGGCAAGGAATCCTTTTTCCAGACATAAGCAAGGATGAAGTCATTCACAGCTCCGAGGACGTCAGTCATCTTCACCCCCCTGCGCATCATCCCACGCATCGGCCTTTTCCTTGACCTGCGCGGGGACGACGACTTGCTGCACGAGGCGGACGCATACCCAGCCGGAAGCCGAAAAGTCTTCCATCATACCGGTGACAAGCCACCATGAACCATCATCAAGGCGGAGGAAATCGCCGCCGCGTGAAAGTGTTCTCACGATAGTTTGCGGGATAAGCTGGCTTGGCGTATCGCTGTACAGATAGGCTTTCCGCTGTATTTCAACGCGGGATGTATCATTCATGGCCCGCAAGTCATCATTTCCCATGCTCTGAACTTGCGCAGAAATCTGTACAGCATCCGCAAAAACCGGAGTGACCACACCGCGCACATTGCTTTTGCCCATGCTCTGGATAAGCAGGGCTTTGCGGTCCGGATGCAGCACCGGGATTATCCCGCGGACGACGTCATGGAGGTTGATCATTTGTCGTGCACCTCATGCGTGATAGACTTGTACAGCTCTCCTTTGAAATAGAGCGTCCGCCCGACGCTTGTCGGAGCTTCCTGCTCCTTTATCCGAGTCGTTGCTTCTGAATTGGGCGGCGGGAGGTTGCTGTCCAGCGTTTTCCGGATATCGTCTTCCATCATCGTACCGACAAGCTCAAGAGCCATGCGAGGGCTTTGGCCGGCGCGCAAGGCCCTCGCAAGATACTCCGACCATTTCCCGTTGTTTCGTTTCCACGTCGTACGCAGGAATGGCCGTGAGGGGATGGAGATGGTCTTTGTGGTTTTCCGCAGATGGATGCCATACATAGCCCCAAGAAAACCACGCATTTTTTCCGTCACATTGATTGTCCCGCCGAATTCCTGAATCGGTGCGTATTCAAGCACAGGCCCTTCGGTGATGCCGGCGACGACCAGGGGCTTTCCAGCCTTTACGAGAGCGTCAAGGCGTTTTTTGAGCTGGATGAGTTCAAAACCTTTGGCTTGTGCTGTAATCATGGACAAATTATCCCCAAGGATGAAAATGGCATATGTCGTAGTATTTCCCGCCGACGACAAATTTACGGATGGCCTGCCAGTAGCTTGATCCGCATACCGTCTGCGCAAAATACTCACCGTTGGCAGTCTGCGGGACCTGGAACCCGACTGAAACGCTGCCTTCCGTTGAACTGGTAACAGGACCGGATTGCCCGATCGGACGCAGGGAAAGTGTTGCGAGATGACAGACAAGGAGCCACAGAAGAATTTTCCTGGTTTCGATTCCCTTGCCAGGATCGTAGGGAACTGGCGATGCGTTTGAATTGTCCAGCATAAGGCAGGCGACAGCGAAAGCCTGATTGAGCTGTGCGGTTGTCAGCTTCCCCGTGAATTGCGGATAGGCTTCAAGCCATTCTGAAGCATCAAACGTAACGACTGCCATATTCCACCCTTTACCTCTTTTAGTTGCCTGCTGGTTCCGTCTTGCTGGTTTTGTTCGGCCCTTCGACTTCGATCGGTTCAAAGCCATGACGAAGATCTTCTTTTTCATGACTTTCTTCTTCCACATAGGACTTTTTCTCGTGCGCAAAAATCAGACCGTTACGGAAAATTGCCATTTTTCCATAAACACGCTTGATTTCTTCCCACTCGTCACGCCTGATCTGCGTCAGGCCAAAACCACCCATGGGAAGGATGCCTTTTTCCTTTCCGATGAGATCAGTGGCGTTACCCCGCAGGATTACGGAATGTTCCTTCCCCAGCCGGAACTTGATGCCGAGCGGATGACAAAGCGCAACGGTTACAATGTCGTTTCCGTTTTCCTGCTGGGAGATCTTTTTGCTTTCAGCTTTCTTCACGTCTTTCTTCTGCTGCGTTTCCGTAGCAGTTCCTTTTTTCTTTGCCATTTTTTTTGCCTCCTATTCTGTGTGTTACATGCCGATCATGCTGGCGATAGCAAACGGCTGGAGAATCACGGCGCCGTATGTGGACGCCATGAACTTCTGCCGGAAGCTGGACATATCGGGAATGAGTCGGCCGGCCTGCATTTTGACGCCATAGCCAATCCAGCCGACTGGTGTGCCGTTCACCTGTTCGGCGAGCATAAGGGCCATTTCGCCAGAAGAGGTTGTCGCAAGTTCGGGAACGGTGATGATTTTCAGATTGCTGAAGTACTTGTTCAGCATGTCAGCAACATTCACGTTGAAATCAGTAGCGGAACCGATTTTTACGGCCATGCCGGGCGAGAGGCAGAGCTTCAGCGGGCTGTTCTGGTCAATGAGGCCGTCAGACTGCTCAACAAGTTCCGTGAAAAGATCCAGGATGTCCTGGTAAATCAGGGCGGTGGTTTTATCGTCCCAGTTTGTGCTACCTCCCGAACCAGTCGCGGCGGCGGTAATGGAGGCAGGGAGATTCGGGTCGTTCAGGATTCCATAGACTTCCATGCCATACACTCCGCGCATCGCGAATTTGTTGGCATCGATGTCAAGGACGGTCGCAGCGGCGCGCTGCTTATCCGAAGCAAGGTCGATTTTGGCGGCGCCGGACATAGCAACTTCCAAATCACCGTAGGTGATGGAAGTCTGGAACCGGTACTGCTTGCGGATGGCCCATTCGTTGTTGACATCTGAGGTCAGACCGTTGGCATAGTCGGAATATGGCTGAGATATGCCAGTAGCTTCGGACATCCTCCACTGAGCATAGGATGTGGCCCAATCGCCCTTTTTCATTTCAGGGAAGATCTCGCGAGCCCTGCGCGGGGACGTGAGAATTTCCACAACAATGGGATCAATGTAGGCCAGTAATTCAGCCGGTACTGTCGTATTCGGAGTGGTAATCAGAGCGGCGTCACGGGCAAGCGCTTCGCGGTCTTCAGTCATCCATGCGCGAGCCTGAGGAAATTCAAACCCGTACTTGGCAGCCTGCTTGAAATTGATATCTTTCATCATTTTTTCTCCTTTTCATTCATTTTATTATTCAGAAGCAGGGGGAACGCTCGCGACTTCGCCCCAGTTGCTGATAAGGCTCGCTTCGCCAACCAATCCACTAACGACAACACGCCAGGTTGTCTCGACACTGCCCGCAACGGTGGTCCCGGCTGCGGCGCTGGTAAGGCTTCCATCCGTGAGAGAAGCAAACACAGCTTCACCTTCACTGCTGCTATTGGTCATATTCACCCAAAGATTTCCGAGAGTCACAATCGTCAGAGGCGAGCCTTCGGGTACAACCAGAGTCCCGCTCTGCCCAATCATGTAGTTGGGATAGTTGATGACGCGCTGAAGAATGCCGATGGGCTGTACTTCTTCTTCAGAAGACTGTTTCGCAAACATTGCATTGGAACCCTGGAAACAGAAATTTCCAACAGCACAATTTTCTTCCGCGATGAGATTGAGCGGATGATGGACCAGCTGATCGGGCGTGGCGGGAGAACCAGCTACACCGTACGCCACAGAGGGGGAAACCTGAGATTGAGCCATGTGTTTTTCTCCTTTTTCCCGTCTCGTTTACCGGGAAACAACGATTTTTTTCAGGTTGGCAAAAGGCCCGTCGGCAGGAATGGGCTTGCTGTCATGCGCAAAACGCTGAGTCTGGCCAGAACGTTCGGCAGACAGCATATCCACCATCCCTCGCCAGGCCTTTTCGTCATATTTTTTGCTGTCTATTCCGAGCTGATCAAGCGCCATGGCATAGACTTTGTTTGCGGAATCGAACGCAAACGGATCCATCTCACCAATCAGAGGACGTACAGCCTTCACGGCTTCGCTGATTTCACGGAAACTCCGCATGGCGTCAGCCGTCGCCTGCGCACGGATTTTGTCCGCGTCAGCGGCGCCAAGGAATTTCTTGGCAAGCGCCTTATCCATCGCTTCTTTTTCTTCCATCGCTTTTTTCATTCCCTCGGATTCATGTTCACGATCCAGTTTTTCGCGTTCAGCGGGATTCTTTTCCAGCTTCTCGCCGTACTTGACGCCTTCCGCAAAGGCCCTGGATTCAGCTTCGTTCTCAGCATCGACGCCGCACTTGTCCATTGCGTCCTTCAGCCCGTTGTCAGTGCTTTCTGGCGCCGCGGCTGGCGGCATGTCTGTGGAGACGTTTCTTTTGGCCATTGCGACAATGGCATCAGTAAGTTTCTTCAAATCTTCGGGGGGCAGCTTGTCCTTCAATCCCTCAACAAGGTACTTGAGTTCAGCTACTCCCGTTTCATCTTCTGCGACGTCTTTTATTTCGCCAGAAAGCGGATCGACCTTGTGCAGGTCAATGATGGCCTGCGCGAGATCAACTTCCTTCTGTTCAGTCGCAGGGTCGTTGTCCTTCGCCCCCCGGAAAAAAGACTGCAATTTCTTCATGATCTTCTCCAATTTTTTTTGTTTGTTGGCCGTAATCGCGGCATCGGCAACAAGGACGTCAGGCCCCGCGCGACCTTCTTCAACCAATGCCACATGATTCCCGCGAATATTCCGCATGACAAAATCGTATTTTTTCCCGTCAAATTCGCCTGCGGTAAAATCCGGGTCGTACCTGTATGCGCATGACAATTCACGGAATGAGCCATCTTCTATGCCGTCTATGGCCTGCCTGTCCCAAACCGTAAGCGGTGCATCGACGTATGGCGCATTCCATGTGATTTCTGTTCCAACTGTCCCGACGCGGGTCAGCTTTTGCGGAGCGTCGGCGCTGTCGATATGGTGTTCGATGTGCAGCGGAAGCCCGGCCCATGTCGGCAGGGATTTTTGGAGCTCATCCGGGTCGCGTAATCCGTAGTAAATCTTATCCGGATCAAGCCCCTTGTCTTCAGCTCCTGGAATCTCATGTCCGTAGTACGGGTTGACCGTCGCTTTCGTGATATGGCTGGTCGCAACGTGCAGATAGCCGTTCTCGTCCGTTTTACGCACGGAGGCACGATCTATGGCCATATGTGTGGCATGATGATTTGTCATTGTTTTTCCCCGCGAACTTGGGTATTGTGAATCTAACGCTCCAAAGTGTGGCGGGGGAAGGCGCTGCTCGTCACCGGAAGCTCGGTCACTAGGTTCGACGTCCAGCCGAGGCTTTGGAGCGGTATCTTTTGTGTACGGATACGCTGTCACAATCCAATTTCTTCGTTTTCCATCCCAGTCCAACCGCACCGCTGTTTCGCCGGAAGGATGTACAATATATGCACGACCGGGAAATTCCTTCCTTCGTTCTACTGTCCCTTTGGCTACGAGATTGGGAAGACTACGCACAAATGCTACACCGTCATCACCTTTTTCTCCGCGCCGCTCGATGATATGCGCCAAGCCGAACCCGCCCTTGCCGGTCTTGCCGTAGGGCAGATCAATATCGCCCAGCCCTTCCTTGTGAAACGCACCAGGCACATGGCCGCGCTTTTCGCGCAACAAGTGTTCAATGGCTTCGGCGGGGTTGCCGGTATACGCGACAAACGCCTCTCCGAACACGTCTTCTTTCTTCTCCGCCGCCTTCTCAATTTTTGAACCGACATGGCCGGAAAGATTTCCTTCCTCATTCATAGGCACATGCGTTCCGCGAACTGTTATCCATTCCGGTTCGTCAGTGTCGTATGCCCAGATCCATTCTGCGGTATTCATCGCTTTTCCTCTCCAAACTCGGGCAGCACACGGAAATACGTGCAGCGGCATCCAGGGAGCTCCCCACAGAGGACATTTCGGCCAACGTTTCTATCGTAAAGCCCTTCATCGATTTTGAAGCGTTTCCCGTCCATCTCGATGTGCGTTTCGCGGCTTGTCTTGATGCCTGGGACGTGTTTCCAAATCCCTTCCGTAATGCCGATTTCCTGATCCCTTGTCCGCTGGATCGCCTGGGAGGCCTTGTCACACTGATCGCGGGCTATGAACCGCGCGCGGCGTTCAGTGATTTCATAGCGTTTTGCCAGTTCATCCTTGATATATCCAAGATCGCGGCCCATGCTCACACCACGCGTGACGATGCCACGGACGTCAGTCAGATACTGGCTTCCGATGCTCTTAATCAGGTTCACGTTCTCGGCGATCAGGGCTTTTGTCACCGTGTTGAGGTTCCGTGTAGCATTGAAGGGAATTGAAAATCCTGCGGCTTTGAAAGCGGACTTCATGCTTGAGGTCGTTGCGACGTCCATGTCATTGACCATCTTTTTTGATAGCCATCCAGACAAAAGCGCCCATTTTTTCAGCCACCGCCGCGCATCAGCATTGAACCTCCGGAGGATGTCCGCCGCCGGATTTGCATCGCCGACAATATCCACCTCGCGTTTTTTATAGGCGGCCTCAAGCCAGTACGAGATGCTTTTCTGCATAGCATCCAGTTCCTTGATGAGCCGCTTGGAGTACATTGCTCGGACTCCAGCATTCGCCCGGACAGCGCGGAGGATCTTAGCCATAAACTGCCCCAGCTTTATCAATGTCATCGATTTCTCCGCCTTCAAATCCAGCCATGTCTTCGGGCCCCATGCCTTCGGCCGGCGGTTCCGGCAAAATATCGGCATCGATGTCCGAGAAACCGCTGTCCGGGTCCGATGCCAAGCGCCGCCGGCATTCTTCCGGGCTCACAATCGCCCGATCAAGCAATATGGCCATTGTGTCGGCCTTAACTTTCTGGGTATTGGCTTCCGCAGCCTGATCGGCTTCGGACAGTGCGGAGAAATCGAATGTGATTGTGGGATCGAATTCGCCGAACTCGCAAATCTGAATTATTTTCAGAATTTTTTCGATGACATGCCGGAGAACTTTTTCCTGCTGGCTCAAGATGTGATCATAGTAGTTCCGGATGTCGCTTTCCCCGGTGGCATTGAATCCGGACGGGGAGATGCCCAGCAGCTTGACGGCGGGCGTGCGGTTCATAGCCGCGAGGATTTCAAGACTCTGCCGCACAATGTCCGTAACGCCACTAAGCGGTGTTTCCAGCTTGACGATGTCCTCCGCTTCCTTGTCGATGACCTGGACGCCATCATTACTGCGATGCTGCACAAAAAGCGCGATGCGCTTGTCCAGCTCTGAAGTCCCGGCGCCCTGCGTCAGGATATTCTGCATGTCCGTCTTCATGACCGTGAGGCTGAATTTGCCAAGAAGCCGCTGCGAGGCGATGCGGACGTGTTGGAAGTGCATGACGTAGTCCCAGAGAATTTGCGCCTGCGCGATACCGAAAAAGTTGTAGGCAGGTTTCAGCAGGATCGGGACTTCGTTTGCGCAAAGCCGGAGCAGGCGGGAGGCGTGGACTTCCTGCCCAAGGACCCACCATGTCCGCGGCTTGAAATAGTCATCCCGCAACGGTGATGTGCTGTTGTAAAGCCCGGGGAAGATATTGATCGGGTCAATGGGGACAAATCGCAGATTATGGTTCTCTTTGAGTTCTGCGCTTGCCGGACCGATGTGCAGCGGCTGTCTTAAGATCTCCGGATCGGTTTCCCCTGTATCGATGAAAATCAACGCGCCGCCCATGTATCCAACGATTGAAACAGCATCATGCAGCGTCTTTTGCAGATTGAGCCGCGTCATCGCGGCATTCAGCGCGTCGAGCCTGGATTGCGCGTCAGGTTCTTGCGCTTCGCCTTCGCGTTTCAGCTCGATCCAGTTGCGGGTCATGTCGTCTGATGTGGTTTCGATACAGGCACGAATCAACCCGTTCTGCGCAATCTGCTGCAGCATGCCATATCCGAGGAACTGGGTCTGAGGCATCTGGCCCATCGCAAAGCTGTGCTGGAGCAGACTGTAAATGCCGGAATCAGCAATCTGGCTGTCACACGCAACCCGGATATCTTCTGGCGCACCAAGAGTTTTTGCAGGTCCAAAACGCCTCCGCACCTCCTCGATAGTGAGCGGGACAGGCTGCTGATCTAAGGGGAAAACGCTGTCCAGCGCGGCCGGTGAGATACGCAGGCCTGCGCTGGATGTTTTTTTAAAGCCCAGTTCCGGCGGCTCAATTCCTGGGCTTTTTTGCAGCCGTGCGGAGGCTGACACGGCGCTGCGGTGCTTTTTCCTGCTCATGCGTATATCTCCTGTCTCACCTGTTGCGGGAATGACCGCAAAATAGCTGGATTGATGTTAAGGCCAGGGCTTCTTACGTATCCGTCCAAAGCGTACCGTGCGGCATCGATACAATGGTTCCAGGAATCTGCGGGAACAGGCAAAATGTCTCCGTTATTCTTATCAACCTTGTAGGAATAGAGGCGGAACTCTTCGGCGGCATGCTTGCAGCGGGGATGGATAACAATCTTGCGAAACGATTTCAGCAGGGCGATACCGTCCAGCACGCTTCCCGCCCACTTTTTTGCGGCGCTGATATTGAAACCCTTGCGGCGCATGTAGCTGATGGTTTCTGGCCGTGCAGCATCTGCCTTGATAGGCCATTTCATCGCAGTGGGGATGCTGGATAAAAGCGTGGGGAGTTCATCAAGCTCCACGCCCACACCATACGCTTCGGCGTCGATATAAAGCGCGTCATCGCCTTTAACGAACATCCGCACCAGCGCGGTCGGGTCTTTAGCAAAACCCCAGTCAGCTCCGTGGAAGAAACGGGCATCGGCGGGCGTCTCGAAAGCGGCGACCTCATAGCGGCCCTTGAATATTTGCGCGTCACTGATGGCTCTGGGCTCACCACCCCAGATATGCGCGTATGCTTCTGGATCAATCTCTTTGCAGTACAGTCTTTCCCGGTTCAGCGTCTCCGGGAACCACGGGTTGTCACGCCAGCCCACCTTGACCACCACGGCATCGGCGGGAGGGGAGACCACGAAACGTTTATAAGTTTCGTCATCAGGGCTGCCAGGGTTGAAGCTGATCCAGATTTCCGAACCATCCTTGCGGATGGTCGGAATCAGCAGCTCCCAGCTTTCGCGGCTGACGCTGTGCGCTTCTTCGACCCAGCAATAATCAATCCCTTCCAGTGACTTAATTTCGCTGGCATTGTGCCGCAACCCCTTGAAAATGAAATCTGAGCCGTTGACAGAGTGAATTGCCTGCCGTGTGATTTCAAACCGCGTGGACAAGCCGAGGCGGTCAATCGTGTCGCAAAGCAGCCGGTGGACAGAATCCGCAATGGAAACCTGCAGTTCACGCGCGCATAGGATTCTTGTCGGCCGCTCAAGAGCCTTAATGAGCAGAGTCTGCGCAAAAGCCCAGCTTTTACCGCTGCCACGGCCTCCATAGAAAATTTTGTACCTAGCTGCGGAAAAAAGAGGCTTAAACGCGCCCGGCATGTCCATGCTGTAAGCCGGCATCCTAGTCCGTCCCCGCTTTTTTCCTCTTCGGATTTACGAACTTGATCCGCACATCCATCGGGCCCGACATCGTCCCGTCGCTGCTTGAGTGGTCAATATGCTGTGTCTCGCGCCATCCGGCCTGCGTCTTGAGCCAGAAAAAGATAGATGCGCTGTCACCCGCCATAACCTTCTCGTAGAGTTTCGTGGCGACGGCAGCCTTCGCCTTCGCCTTCCCACGCTTCCATGCTTCGGCATGACGACGCATCAGTGTGTCAACGGAGATACCGAGAATATATCCGACATCTTCCTGCGTCATGCCGAGAGCCCCCAGCTTCTCAACTTTCGCATCCGTATCGTCTTTCTTTTTTGTTGTGCGGGATTTAGGCATTATATCCGTGCCCTTTTTATAGTTCCGCAACTTCCTGGTCTGATTTTCCATCATGCCTGAGCATACACCCGTTTTTGAGCTGTTTCAGGTTTTGCCGGGCATGGGGTGGGCATAGGGGGGGCTGCTGCCCTATTGACATGTTTTTTATTTACTTCTGCTGCGTCAGTGATTGACGCGCCAGTTTTGGAGCGAGGCGACCTCAGCAGAGTATCTAGTACGGTTTCCGACGCCCTCAACGGCAATCGGCGCACCGGCCGAAACCCATTCCATGACCGTTTTTTCCCCAACACCCATCTCCACACATATTTCCGCCATACTTTTGAGTACGCGCGGGGTGTATGTAATTTGCGTGTCGGTCATCATGCCTCCGTTTTTGCTTTAGTATGTTGTTTATATTCCCCAGCTATATAACGGAAACATGTCGCAATAACGTCGCGGCATTCGTCGTATTCCCTGCCTTCGCCCTCCCCAAGCAAAACGGCCCGTATGAACTCATCCATCTCTTCCGTAATAACGTTCATCGCCTCCAGCTTGCTTTTAGCAAAGATAGGATGTTTGCTCCGAGCGTAGCGCACCCGATCCATGATCTCAGCGAGAACGGTCTCATCCGTTTTTTGTATTTCTTTCATGCCTTCCCCCTGCATTCACCGTTGGGTATTTCTTCAATCTGCCATGTGTGGCGTACCAAGCGCACCAGTCGGAAAGTAAAGTACGGGTACAGCGCAGCCACCACTTTCAGCTTCACGGCGGCATCGTCCCGCATAAAGCCTTTGGTTTCGTGGAACTCAACGCCGCCCTCAGCCGTGATGACCAGGAAATCAGGGATGTAGCGCGTGTTCTCCGCGAGTTTGAAGCTCATGGGCTCGTACTGCCATGCGATAACTTCTCCTGCCCTGCGCAGTACTTCGAGATAAGCCGAATACGCTCCCTCCAGCTTATTCATTCCCTTCTTCGGTCCGCCCACCGGCCGTGCGTGCGCTTTAAACATGTGCTTCTCCTTCACTTTTCAGAGATTGTATGACGATTTTCCAGCGCGGCTTATTCCATCCAGGCTCTGCACGAAGCAGCCATTGGCGGATAACGTTGCTGTCCTCCATTGGCCACGCGTCAAGCCCCGGAAGGCGCAATCCTTCTCCGCTCTCAGTGAGTTCAGGCACGATGCCCCACGCCCGCA